GGCAGTCATGGATGACCACGACTGTTGCGCAATCAACTGTTGAACTGTTCTTCAAGAACACATTGGCGAAGGCATTCACTCGCCAAACAACAGTTACTAAAACCAATGAGAAGCAGTTAGAAAACCTGCTCAAGATTTGGGATGACGAGAAGCGTCAACTCGGACCGAACAAGTGGGCGCTATATAATTGCCTGACCTATTGGGCAACGCATACCTCTGACCTCAAGAACCCAGAGGTTGCGCGCCGCAATCGTGAAGATGCAATTGCAAAAGCAATGAACCATAACATCTGGCATAGCCTTGAAGATAGGAGTTTCGTGTAATGCAAGCAGCACCAAAACTAACACGACAAAACTTTGAATTTTTTGCTGATAGATTTGGCGAAAAGTTGGGATGGCCTACTGCCCTCCATGATATTGCCGATGTCTTAGCTGAAACAAACCCAAGGTTTGATCGAGATAAATTTATACGCAGAGCAACAGACGTATGGGAGGAAACGCATGAACTACCCGATCTTGAAGACGAAATACCTTACTGAAGGATGCAAGAGTTGCAGCACAATAGGCTGCGATGTATGCGGATTCACAGGTAAAATACAACAGATCAAAGTTGGAATGTATTATGTCTGTGAAGAGTGCGATGGAATGGGAGAGTATGAAGTCGATGATGGACCGCTTGACTGTCACACCGAATGCTGCCCCGAGTGCCTTGGAACGGGTGACATCTCCGCTGATCTGGTTGGTTAGGAATGATGGCATAGAAATCTACCGCAATGGGGAATTGCTTGGGGTTATACCCAAACGCAATTTCCTGTTGCTTATCAAGGACATGGCAGAACTGCTTGACAGGTAGCTGCATTTATGCAGTTATCTGCGGCATGAAATCATATCTCGAAATCCTACAAAAAGAAGCCAAGCAATACGGTGTCGTATTGTTAAGAGCATTCCAAGCGGCAGGCATTCCGACATCAACCTATTATCGCACAGTTAATGGGACGACAGAGCTACGCCATGAAACAGCAACGCGAGTGATGAAGGCCATTGCAGAAATTCACACACTTCAACAAGCCAGTGAACATACCACAGAACTACGAGAATCTAGTCGAAGGGTTGACCGCCGCAAGGCTGGATCAAAAACTTAGTCAAGAATCTCTGGCTCATAAGATTGGTTGCACTGTATCATTGATTCACAAATGGGAAACGCATAAGCGTATTCCATCAGGGTTCATGTTGATGTGTTGGTTGGACGCGCTTGGCTACGAAATCGAAATTAAAAAAGGGAATGGCTAGGTGCGACTCATGTCAGCACAACGTCAGAAATTTTGTTGCCATTCTAAAACAGGGACATGAACGCACAACCCAGAAGCACTGGTTTGTTTGTCTCGATTGCTATGAGGACGACCGATGGCAAACAAAAATAAGTCGAAGGGTAGCTACCACGAGCGCAAGATCGTCGAGTGGTTACAGTCGCTCGGCATCAAAGCGAAACGCCAGCCCCTCTCAGGAAGCTTGGGAGGAGAGTATAGCGGCGACATCAAACTCTACATCGAAGGATTGGAACTGGTAGGTGAGGTCAAGTATCGTGACACCTCTGGTTTCCCTAGCCCGTTCACTGTTTTAGATAACAGGGACATGGCTTTCTATAAAAGACGGAGAGGAACTCCGCAAACTATCGTCATCTTTGATGGCAGAATCTTTGAGCAACTGATGGAGAAACTCAATGGAACAGGAACTAACAACACAGACTGAACAGATTAAACAATATCTGGATCAAGGTCATACCTTGACTGCTATCGAAGCGCTCGAAAAGTTTCATTGCTTTCGATTGGCATCGCGTATCCATGACCTCAAGCAAGAGGGATACAAGGTAAATAAAATTATGATTACTGGTGAGAACAAGAAGCGCTACGCGCAATATGCAAAGGCAGGATAGTCATGTCGTTTGTACATATGGCTGCTGTAATGCAGATGAAGATTGGTGATCCAGCCGCCAAGCTTGTGTTGCTTGCGCTTGCTGATCGAGCAGACAAAGAGACAGGCCAGTGTTGGCCTAGTCTCGCACGAATAGCTGAAGATACTGAACTCAGTGTGACAACAGTTAAGCGAAGACTGAACAAACTTGAAGAACGCAAACTAATTAAACGTGACCAAAGAGATCACAACTCTACGTTGTATACCTTGGCTCCCACAGAGCTAGGGTTGGGTCGCACAGAGCTAGGGGGGTGGGTCTCACAGAGCCACGAACCTACCAATGATAACCAATCAGAGAACCTAAATGATATGATCTTCAACGAACAGTTTGAAGATTGGTGGCAGCATTACCCAAAGAAGAACGGCAAAGGTAATGCTCGTATCTGTTACAAGAAAGCCCTCAACAAGGTGACACATGAAGAACTTATGGAAGCGATTAAAGTTTTTGCTGACCAGTGCAAATACAAAGAAAAAGAGTTCATCCCATGGGCATCCACTTGGCTCAACGGTGAGCGATGGCTTGATGAAGATCAGACAGCGTCAGCTTGGGGGGACATCTGAGTTACTCGATGACCTTCGTCAGATACAAGTGCTTGATCAATATCTCAGGAGAAAGAAATGAACTACGATCAACGTATCGATTACATTCTTAATTGGTTCCGCAACGATATGCTCACTCGCTTTACGCCACCCGCAGGGGTGGATGCCAAAGCGTTGGCGCATGACATCGTGCAGGCAGTGAACAGCAACATCCCGTCGAACCTAACCAAAGAGCAGATGGACAATATCTTGTCCTCAATAACAAAAGATATTGTCCACTCGGCTCGGTCACGCACCGTGCCAGTGGTCAAAGACTACATAACTTCCACCAGAAATGCCTCTCAGAGGCTCAGAGAGAGCGCTGGAGCGGCGTTGGACAGTTCTTGGTCCCTTGACCTATTCCAGATCACAGCGCGGCGCGTGCGGGAAAACCAACCGATAGCCGAAGCGTTCCTTTTCGGCAGGCAAAGAGAAGAATTAAAGAAACGAACTGGCATCACAGATGCAGACCTCGAAAAATATGTTGCACCTACTGCTCATACGCAGTAAGCTGTGGATAGAGGAGAACAAAAATGAACAGACAAGGATTTATCGGAGGCTCGGATTGCGTCCGTATTATGCAAGGTCACTGGCTTGAATTATGGCAGATCAAGACAGGCCGCGCAGAATCAGAAGACTTGAGTGATAACCTTGCGGTGCAGCTAGGTATATACACTGAAGACTTTAATCTTGAATGGTTTGAGAAACAGCAGCGCTGTTTCCTCGAAGGTCACCAGTCCACGTTCCAAACAGACATAGGCGATGTGCCTGTTAAAGGAACTGTAGATGGAATCTGGATGTCAGAGAATGCGATTGTCGAAGCCAAGCATACCAATGCTTACAACAGCATGGATGCGGTGATTGAATATTATATGCCGCAGATACAGTTGTATACACGCATCGCTGACTGTGATGGCGCTTACCTCTCAGTAATCTTTGGCAATAACAAATGGGAATCGGCTCATGTCGCACGAAACGATTTGTATTTCGGTTCTATGTGGACAGTGGTGTCGGACTTCTGGGGTTACGTTGTTCGCGATGAAGAGCCAGTTGGTGTTGACACACCGACACTCTCAATTGACTCCATTGCGGTGGACCAGATGGTCAAGCGGGATGCACAGAAAGACAACCACTTTATCTCACGCGCCGTTGACTACATCGAAAACGAAGAAGCAGCTAAGGCATTTGAAGCTGCTAAGAAAGACCTGAAGGGAATGGTAGGCAATGATGAACGCGAAGTTTATTGCGACCTACTGACTGTGAAACGAGACAAGCGTGGGTCACTACGCATCACTAAACGATAAGGAGAATACCAATGTCAGTATGGGAAACACTTAGCAAGATCGATGTATCTAACTATACAGAAAACAAAAGTGGATTTACATATCTATCTTGGGCACACGCTTGGCGAGAAATTAAAAACATATATCCACAAGCTACGTTCAAAAAACACAGGAGCGAAGCAACAGGAACTCCAGCTTTTATGGATCACAATGGCAACGCATATGTTGTTGTAAGTGTAATCATACAAACTGATGATGAAATGGCAGAAGCAACAGAAGTGTTTCCTGTTTTAAGTTCTTCAAACAAAGCCGTTCAAAATCCTAACGCATTCGAAGTGAACACAGCTTTGCAGCGAGGTCTTACAAAAGCGATGGCTTACTTGGGATTAGGCTTTTATATTTATGCGGGAGAAGATTTGCCTGAAGGTAGTGAGTATACCCAAACTCCCAAGCCGCGGAAAAAACTACAGTCATCATCTATGAATAATGAAAGTGGTTGGTAATTCTTGGGGAGAGGTTTGTATATGCCTTTG